CATGGGAATGGACCCCGACATTAAGGGTGAGATCATCAACATCGGTCCCGACGAGCACCCGGTCACCATCAACGAGCTCGCCGCGACCTGTTCTAACGAGACGGGTCTCAACGTGGACCCGATCTACTACGAGGCCGGGCGCCCGTGCGAGGTCAAACACGCGACTTGCTCTAGCGACAAGGCCCGGAGGATGTTGGGCTACCGGACGACCGTGGGCTTCCGCGAGTCGGTGCATCGCACCGCGGACTACATCAGGGCGGTGGGGCCGCGCCCCTTCAACTACCACATCCCGCTTGAGATTGTGAACGATCGCACACCCAAGACTTGGACTGAAAAACTCATATAGGAGAGCTTCATGGCTAAGATCAAGAATGTTGAAACCGAAGTCACGCCGAACTCGAACGCGCAGCCGGTCTTCCCCCACGGGGAGATTTTGGGCGCAGGCAGTCCGTTCATCGTCACGGATAATCACGGCGCTGTCTGGCGGGTAGACCCCAACAGCGGCACCGCGTGCAAAGTCGTGTTTAAGTTTTAGCACATGAGCGATGTGACGCTTGCGAACGGCCAACCTGTCACTCCTGACCATCGGGAGCTCAAACCTAACGGGCAGCAGAAGAATTATATCGTCTTGAGCGAGGAGGAACGATCTAAAGGCTTCATCCGCCCAGTGCGCCGTAGCTACATACACAAATGCGGTGCGCTCACGACGATGTCCCAAGCCATCGCGGAGACGTATGCACGGCAGCCGTCCTTCTACAGTGGCACATTCTGTTGTGCCTGCGGAGCTCATTATCCAGTAGGCGAGAACGGTGAGTTTACCTGGGAAGATGGTGAGAAGGTAGGCACATGAGGATCGGTATAGTCGGTCATGGGTTCGTGGGCAAGGCCGTCGATCACGGCTTCCAACGCCACTGTGTGAAGTTCCTTGTGGACCCGCGCTACGACACCAACGTAATCGAGAGCCTCGTCGCCTTCAAGCCGGACGTCGTGTTCGTGTGTGTTCCGACCCCCATGTCTCCAAGCGGCAACATCGACGCACGCATCATCCTGGAGACGATGGATGAGCTTGGCTCCACACAGCCGCAGGCTGTCGTCGTCGTCAAGAGCACCGTCACCCCAAATATCCTGCAGATCTTGGACACGCTGCACCCCCACATGGTGTACAACCCGGAGTTCCTTTCCGAGGCCAACGCGCTTCACGACTTCGTCAATCCCCCGATGCTGGTGCTCGGGGGCAAGCAGAAGGACGTGAAGTTCGTGCGTGACCTGTACGACAACCACTCGATCTGTAACCACGCTCCCGTGTACGAGGTCGACCACCAGACCGCGTCACTCGTTAAATACTGCATCAACTCATTCCTGGCCACCAAGGTTACATTCTTCAACGGCATGAAGGCCATCTTTGACAACTCAAGCACCCAGGTTGGGTGGGACATGTTCACACACGTCGTGGGCACTGACACGCGCGTGGGCGCCACCCATATGCAGGTCCCCGGCCCCGATGGCAAGCTTGGGTTCGGCGGCGCATGCTTCACGAAGGACACCGCGGCCCTCGCCCGCTACGCGGTGGCGGAGGGAGTGCCCTTCGCACAGCTTGAGTCGACCATCACCATCAACAATGATATACGTTCGCGGTATGAACTCGACGAACGCGAACTCGCACAAAAGGTCAGGTACGGCAAATGAGCTACAAGCGCGCTGACATCATTCCGTTGATCGGTGGCATGAGCATCGGCGGCGAGCAGGCCTTCGGTAAGCGTCCCGATCATCTCATCTCGTGGAAGCCGTTCGCGGCCAACGACAGCCACATCGTCAACCACTACGGGGACGTGCCCTACCACGTGCTCGACGACGGCGGCAAGTTGCCCCGCGGCAAGATCGACGTCGTGTCGTCGACGTGTCCGTGCGCTGGCCTGTTCCATGATGTCGGGCTCGGCATCGGCGGACAACCCCGCCAACGAGTGGATGTACACCGCGGCCGGCTACGTGCTCGGTACGGTGCGGCCCGAGGTCTACTGGGGTGAGAACGCCCCGCAGCTCGCCGGCAAGATCGGCGCGCCCGTGCGCGAGAGGCTGCGCCTGATCGGTCTCGAGAACGGCTACTCGATGTCCTTGTACACGACCAAGTCGCTGTTGCACGGCACCCCGCAGGTTCGCGCCCGCTGCTTCTACTTCTTTTGGAGGGGCGACCGGGTGCCCCTGCTGCACTACTTCGACAAGGAGTACACTCGCATCGAGGACGTGATCCTCAACGCGAAGGGCAACAGCCAGACGGACCCGATCAACCCCAAGACCCCGTCGACCGACGACGCCTACTACAGGTGACTTTCTGGAGGAGATGCACGGCGGCATCGGGCACCGCGAGTTCGTCGAGAAGGTGCTCGACAAGGAGACCGCGCGCAACTCCACGCTGTCCTATATCCAGCGCAAGACAGACGGCGACTGGAAGTCGGTCAAGAAGTGGCTGGCCCGGGAGGCAAAGACCCGTGAGGGTCGCGCCAAGCTCCTGTACGAGCGTGACATGGCCAAGTGCGACCACCGCATCAAGAAGCTGGACATGGGCAAGGGCTTCATGATGTGGGGCACCAGCTGGGCCAAGGGCTACATCGGTGCCTTCGTCAGCCACCTGCCGCACTCGCTGACGCACCCGATCCAGGACCGGTACATTACGTACCGCGAGGCGATGACCATCATGGGCCTACCCCGGGACTTTGAGCTGCTCAACCCTAAGAGGAGCGTGAACCACATCTGCCAAAACGTGCCCGTGCAGACCGCCCGCGACCTAGCCTCGGAGGTCAAGGCCTACCTGGACGGCAAGCGCGAGACCGTGAACCATCGCTACGTCATCCAGCGCAACGCCGAGCGCCGGCACGAGACCCCCGGCGCCGTCGTCGAGACGGGCAGCCTTCAGGAGCACTTCGCGGCGTGAGAATAAAGAAGAAGATTCTTTACAAATACGACGAGGACCAGATCGTCGCACAGATCGTGGCCCACATCGCCTCTACCTACGGTGCTCACTACGTTGGTCGCAACAATGTCCAGTCCCTCGACCTGATCTTTTCAACGGACAACGGTCTGGGCTTTACCATCGGCAACGCGATGTAAGTACCTCGCGCGTTTTGGTAAGAAAAAAGGCCGCAACCGGGAGGACCTGTTGAAGGCCGCCCACTACGTGATTCTTGCTCTGTACGTCATAAATAATGAGACAGATTCGCCTCATTCAGGAGCAGGCCGTGGCCCAGCAAAGCGACAACGTCGAAATAAAAGTGCCTCTCGAGGAGCTGCGAAAGCGTAAGCTCTTTCTCGCCACCCCGTGCTACGGGGGTATGTGCCACGGCATGTACACGCGGTCCCTAGCGGACCTCTCGGCCCAGTGCGCACAGCTGGGCATCGGTCTCCAAATCTACATGCTGTTCAACGAGTCGCTGATCACGCGCGCCCGCGCCTACTGCGTGGATGAGTTCATGCGCAGCGAGGCCACCCACATGTTGTTCATCGACAGTGACATCGGCTTCGACGCCAAGGACGTCATCGCCATGATGGCCATGATGTCCGATGAGTCCGACTACGACGTCATGGCGGCGCCCTACCCCAAGAAGTGCATCAGCTGGGAGAAGATCAAGCAGGCCGTCGACAAGGGCTTCGCCGACCAGGACCCCAACGTGCTCGACCGGTTCGTGGGCGACTACGTGTTCAACCCCAAGGCCGGCGTGACCAGCTTCAGGATCGACGCCCCGGTGGAGGTCCTTGAGACGGGCACCGGGTTCATGATGATACGCAAGCGCACCTTCGAGCGCTGGCGTGATGCGTTCCCCCAGTACTGGTACAAGCCCGACCACGTTCGCACCGAGCACTTCGACGGCTCGCGGGAAATCATGATGTATTTCCAAGCGGAGATCGACCCGAAGTCGCGTCGTTACCTGAGCGAGGATTACTTTTTCTCGCAGAAGTGCCAGGAGATCGGCATGAAGATCTGGCTGTGCCCCTGGATGCGCACTTCTCATGTTGGTTCCTTTGTCTTTGGCGGTTCCCTCAGGGATATTGCTGCGCTAGGGGTTTCCCCCACAGCAGATGTTGGCGTTCTGAATGACATCAAAGAAAAAAACCGCGCCAAAAAATAAAGCGGTTCCGCTGCACCGACACCATAAGATACCGAAGCATATGGGAGGGTCTAACGACCCTTCCAATTTAGAATATCTGACTGTTGAAGAACATGCTGAGGCTCACCGAGTCGAAAAGCTTGGCGCTGGACGCCGGAACAAAAGGCGATACAGTCACTCAAAATGAAGGGGAAGAACAAAGGTCGGAAATTGGGTCCGCAATCTGCGGAAACGTGTTTGAAGAAGAAAATCGCAGCTCGAAAACAACACGCAGAGGGTCGCGGAGCTAACCTTGAGCGAAATAATAAAGGTAGATGGACAAAAAAAATGTATTGACAAGGTTTCGCCTAGTATTACACTAGGTTAGACCCAAATCTTCATGGAAACAATACATGCGCCTCGATGACAACACGGTACAGATACTTCATAATTACTCGACCATCTCCAAGCAGATTGTTTTCCAACCCGGGCAGCACCCTGTCGACCATGACGGACGGCATGTCCCTGATCGCCCGAGCCAAGCTTGACGCGCCGATTGAGAAGGAGTTCGCGATCGCGGACCTCCCTCGTTTTCTCGGCGTGGTTCGGCTGTTCAAGGACCCCCAGGTGTCCCTCGGCGACGCACAGCTGACGCTGTCCTCGGGTGACAAGAGCGTCGCGTACGGCATGTCGGACGCGAGCAAGATCAAGAAGCCTCCGACCAAGGAGCTCAACATCAAGGCCGACGCCTCCTTTAGGCTGACGGCCGGCGCGTTCAAGGAGATCAAGAACGTCGCCGCAACGCTGGGCTATAAGGAGCTGTTCATCGTCGGTGAGAACGGCCAAATTAAGCTGGAGGTGGCGGACGTCGCCAACCCGCTTTCGGATAAGTTCAGCGGAGTGGTGGGTTCCACGGACAAGGACTTCCGGCTCGTCATCAACATGGACACCCTGCTGCTGATGCCTATGGACTACGACGTCGACATGACGTTCAAGGGCATCGTACGGTTTCGCGGTAAGAATATGGAATACTTCGTCTCCATCATACCCAAAAAATCGGTGACCCCATGATCATCATACGTGAGACGGACGCTGACTACTCCTCCATAGTTGATAAGTTCATCGGCATGTTGAACTCCGTCGACCCCACCAATACCAACGGCGGCGTCGGCAAAAACCACATCTCCGGTCTCACGGAGAATGGTCTCAGTTGGTGCGGTCCCGAGAACACGGGGATGTGGAACGACGATAAGGGTAAGTGGATCACGATCTATGGAAATGACGGAACTGATATGACGGGAGCGACCATCAACGTTTGTCTGGCCCCCGTCGATTGCGCGCGTGTGGCGAACGCATTATCATCCAAGCACGATGAGATCGAAGCGTACCGTGCGGCGGAGCACCGCCGGCTGCACGAGGTTGCCGTTCTGAACCAGAAGATGGATGACGAGCGCTTGCTCGAGCGCGTCAAGCGCGCCTGTTCCCAGTCTCCGCGGGAGTTCATCGAGGACGCGATTAAAACTGGGCGGGTGAAGATCACCAATAGCTCGGCCAACCTCGAACAGTAGGAAAACGATGACAAATAATGATAACCCGTTGTGGGTCGAACGCTGGCGTCCCCAGAAGATCGCGGACGTGATACTCCCCGCCGAGGTGAAGAAACAATTCCTCACGATGATCGAGAAGGAGGACGTTCCCGTCAACCTCCTTCTCGCGGGCCCCCCAGGAATGGGAAAGACCACGGTAGCGCTGGCCCTGGTGAAGGAGATCGACGCGCCCGCGATTATGCTCAACGGGTCGCTCGACGGCAACATTGACACACTTCGCACGCGCGTTACGGAGTTCGCGTCGTCCCTGGCTTTCGGAGGTCGTCGCAAGTTCGTCATCATCGATGAGGCCGACTACCTGACCAGCGCGACGCAGCCCGCCCTACGCAACTTCATGGAGAGCTACAGCGAAAACTGTGGATTCATCCTGACCTGCAACTGGATCGAGCGGATCATCGAGCCCCTTCGCGGTCGGTGCTCGGTCTACGACTTCAAGATCAGCCGCGACGAGGCGCAGGAACTCAAGGCCCAGGCTTACTCCCGAGTCACCCATATCCTGAAGACCGAGGGTGTGAAGTTCGACCCCAAGGCCGTCGCCTATGTGCTTGAGAAGTTCTTCCCCGACATAAGGCGCGCCATCAACCAGCTTCAGGCCTATTCCAACGGGGGAGCCATTGATTCCGGCATCCTGACGCGGATCAACGACGCGAGCATCGACACCCTCGTGCAGGCCATGAGGGACCGCAACTACACCGCGGCCCGTAAGTGGATCGGTGAACACACGGGGGAGTTTGACTCGGTGTATCGCAAGCTCTACGACACATGTCACGACGTCGTCGAGCCGGCCTCGATTCCGCAGCTCGTGGTCACGCTGGCCACGTACCAGCATCGCGCGACCGCCGCGGTGGACCCTGAGGTCAACATGGCGGCCTGCGTCGCCGAGGTCATGACGTCGTGCAGTTTCAAGCCATGAGCTGGGATCTATCGAGTTTCAAGAGGATGCTGAGGACACTGGTTCCTAAGAAGAGGTGCGGCATCTGTGGGGGAGTTCTCGGAGAGAACGTGGGTACGATCTGCTATAGGGTCGCCGACACCGAGGACCTTCAGGAGATGAAGATCTGTAAGGCGTGTGGAGACCAGCTCGAGGATGGAGCGCTGAGACCTGAGGACTTCACTGAGTGACGAAGCCATTCGACTTCGTTATCTCCGTATCCGAGACGAAGAAGGACTTGATGAGGGATGGCTCCTCGCGTGAGTCGGACTACGTGCCCTTCCTCGTCAATCGCGCGCTCAGCTACCATTCCGACGCGATCTTATACATCAACGACATGAATTGCCTGCCTGGGGTCTCGCCCCTCATGCAGCACGACTACCTCCTGGAGTCTCTGCGACCGCGTCGTCGCCGTCCCTCCAAGTGGTTCAAACCCGAGGGCTCCCTCGCCGAGGAAGCCGTCGCGTCGATATACGGGTACAGCCGCACCCGTGCCAAGGAAGCCGTAGCGGTCCTTCGTGATGATCAGATAAAGCAACTCATAGAACAATATACGAGGGACAAATGAGAGAAGATGACATCTTCAACGGAATCGGCGTCGAGGTTGATCTCCCGATGTACGAGAATTTCCTTAAGGTCAAGGAGACGCTGACCCGCATCGGTACGCTGGATGGAACGGCCAAACTGAAGCAGTCATGCTACCTTCTGCACAAGAGAGGTCGCTACGTCGTGGCCCACGTACATGAGCTGCAGTGGCTCGACGGCCTCAACGTCACACCCTCAACCGAAGACATCGCCATTCGTAATCGCATCGCGGTGCTCCTCGAGTCGTGGAAGCTCGTCCACATCGCGGAGGAGGGCGCGGGGGGGCCCCCGCCCCCCCTGTCCCCGGGGAAAGGGAGGAGGGCGCGACGGAGCCCGTCGCGCCCATGTCCATGGTCAAGGTCATCGCGTACCGCGACAAAGCGAACTGGCAACTCGTGAGCCCGTATCAAATCGGTCGACAGGAGAGGGAGGATCACATTGCGTACTGAGAACCCCACGATAGCGGTTGAGTTCTGGGACGGCGAGGACCTGGTCGTCGCCAGGTTCAGGCCCGACGGCACCGCCGACGCCTACGTGCAGGAGGGCACCAACTCCCAGTGGTTGCTTGAGCACAAGGGAGGGAACATCGCACAGATCAGTCTCATGACCGAGGAGAAGAAGACGGACGACGATGGTCGTGTGTACGCGAGCTACCACCGCGTCGGCGAGATGGAGCCGTTCAATGACGAGAGGGTGCAGGACGCGGTCATGTCCATGCTGCTTCTTCCCGAGATGTCATACGCCTGGCTCCACGAGCGCGTCGTCGCACAACAGGACACGAGGGTCCTGCAGTGAAGTTCTACACGTCCGCTGTGGTGCAGGGCAATGAGATATGGCTGCGGGAGGTCGTGGACGGTCGTCGCGTGCCCGAGAAGATACGGTACCGACCCCATCTCTTCACCGCGACTGCCTCCCGCGATACCCCCTATCGGTCAATCGCCAACGTGCCGATGCGACGCGTTGAGTTTGAGTCGATGAGGGACGCGTCGGACGCGCTGCGGGAGCCCAACGGGTACTACGGCATGGATCGGTGGTCTTACCAGTTTCTCAACGCGCGCTACCCCGGCAAGGTTGAGTACGATGACGCGTCGATCGTTACCGCCATCGTGGACATCGAGGTCGCGGCGGACGAGGGTTTCCCCGACCCACACGTGGCCAACAAGCCCGTCACGGCCATCGCAATGTTGGCCGGCGGCCACATGTACGCGTTCGGCTGTCACCCGTACGAGGCCGCCGGGGTCACCTACACTTTCTGTCGCGACGAGAAGGTGCTGCTGGATGAGTTTTTGAATACGTGGAAAAAAGTTGACCCCGACATTATATCGGGGTGGAATATCGAACGGTTCGACATCCCGTACCTCGTGAACCGGATCAAGCGCGTTCTCGGTCGCGGCTCCCATAACAGACTGTCGCCTTGGAACAAGGTCATCACGAAGATGACCAAGGGCAAGCCCGCAGCGGCCGGCAATGGCTGGTCCGAGATACCGGTCGAAACACACTTCCCGCTGGGCGTCGCCGTTCTCGACTACATGACGCTGTATAAGAACAAGAACATTATGCCCTCCTCGTACGAGGCCTACTCCTTGAACGCGATCTGCGCCGAGGAGCTCGGGGAGAAGAAGCTTGACTACTCGGGATATGAGAACCTGCTCGACCTGTATCGTCGCGACTTCAAACTGTTCATGGACTACAACATTCGTGACGTCAAGCTGATCGAGAAGCTGGAACAGAAGCGCGGCCTGATCGCGCTGGTCATCTCGACCGCGTATAGCGCCAAGGTCGACTATGATGACGTGTTGGCGTCCTCGCGCCCGTGGGACGCGCGCATCCATAACTACCTGCTCGACCGCAACGTGGTCGTGCCCATCAAGAACGAGGGAGCACCGCCGCGTAAGCTATTGGGCGGCTACGTTAAGAAGGTAGGACCCGATCGCGCCGGCATCTATCGGTGGGTCGTGTCGTTCGACGTCAAGTCGATGTACCCGCACATCATCATGATGTGCAACATATCCGCGGACACGATCCGCGACAAGATCCCGGGGCTCGATTTCGGCGAGATCGTGGAGATCGATGATGACGAGCGTCGGCGCGAGGCACTCGACGCGCGCATCTCGCAACTGTTGGACGGAAGCCTTGGCCAGTTTCGTGATCACCTCCAGAGGCTCAATTACGACATTACCGCCAATGGTTGCGTGTACGATCGTGAGCAGCGGGGGTTCCTCGCTGAGATCCTTGAGGACCTGTACGTTGAGCGCCAGCGTTACAAGGACATGATGCTTGAGGAGCATAAGTTATTTGAAAAAACGAAGGACCCGAAGCACTCGCTGCTCGCTGCCCGATACAATACGTTCCAGAACGCGGCCAAGGTCGCACTCAACACCGGCTACGGCTGTCTGTCCAACAAGTACTTCAGGTGGTTCCGCATCGATAACGCGGAGGCCATCACCTCCACCGGTCAGCTCACGATTAAGTGGGCGGAGCGCGCGATCAACGAATATCTCAACGGGGTGCTCAAGACGACGGGTGTGGACTACGTCATCGCCATCGACACCGACTCGATCTACGTACACCTCGGTCCACTCGTTGAACAGGTGTTCGACGCCAAGACTGAGACCAGGCGAATCGTGGACTTTGTCGACGACGTGTGCAAGGGTAAGCTTGAGCCGCTCCTGGATGAGTCTTTCCAGAAGCTGGCCGAGTACCTGAACGCGCCCCGCAACCGCATCTCGATGAAGCGGGAGGCTATCTGCTCAACCGCGGTATGGACCGCGGCCAAAAACTACATCCTTGACGTGCACGACCAAGAGGGCGTGCGCTACTCCAGTCCGAAGCTCAAGGTGGTGGGCATCAAAGCCGTGATGCCGTCGACCCCGGCCGTCTGTCGGGTGAAGATCAGGGAGGCCCTGCGCATCATCGTGGAGGGTGACAAGGACAAGCTACTGACCTTCATCGATAAGTTCCGGGGGGAGTTCCAGGGGATGCCCTTCGAGGATATCGCGTTCCCCCGCAACATATCAGGACTGGACAAGTACGGGGACGACGGGGCCCTCTGCACGAGGGGCACCCCCATCCAGGTACGGGGCGCCCTGGTGTACAACTACCTGCTGCGGAAGCACTCCATCAAGACCGCGCCCCCCATAATGAACGGCGACAAGATCAAGTACTGCTACCTGATGTTGCCCAACCCAGTCGCGGAGCACGTCGTGGCCGCGCCCCGCGGTCTTCCTCAACAGTTCGACCTAGATAAGTACATCGATAGGGAAACGATGTTTGACAAAGCGTTTCTCGCGCCGCTTCAGTCTATCCTCGACACGATGGGCTGGAACGTCAACTCGTCTGAGGCCTCCTTGGAGTCATTTTTCATATGAGCGCACTCGCTAACAACGTCCCCACCGCCACCGCGAACGTGCGTGCCAAGGTCAACGCCAGGTTTCGCGCTAACCCACTGCTCACGGACTACTTTCCGCTGACGCTCGACAACGGCGCAGCTGTGCAGGGAGTGGTGCCTGAGTGCAGCGGATGTGGCCAGCGCATCTCCGCGGGGCTGTTCCGCGGCGAGGTGAGACAGGCCGCGGCGGGCTGCTATCGCGTGACGTCCATAGGCTGGTGCGTGAAGTGCGACCTGCTGACCCCCTATATTTTTCACATAGTGCCGACCCCCCCGGACGGCTACGACCTGCGCCCACTTGAGTTTCGTGGATGGCCCGAACAGTACGAGTCCAAGGTCCTCCAGTTCAAGTGCGAGACGGTCGAAGAACAGGCGAACACGTGAAACCAAGGTGTCGTCCTAATTTTGGAGATACTACACAGCCGATGCCGACACAGGATGAAATTAACCTAATCTCGGGCCGGTCGCTGGCTAAAACTATAGAGGCCGGCATTGCGGATTGGTTCACGCTTGCACCAACGCATCGGACCAAAGAAAAACTGATACGGATGATTCGCGTCAGTCTTGGCATCAACAGCTAAGGAGGCTTTGGCGTGACCACCCCAGGAACCATGAAGGTGTTGCTCTTGATTTTGGTCGTTGAGGTTGTCAGTATAGTTCATCATTGGTAAAGTGAAAAAACTTATTTACTTTCCCTCTCCCAAGTAGTATTAAGGTCTCATCACAGGAGACCTGTAGATGGCCAAGGCGAAACCTGATTTTTTCAGGAAACTACTTTCCAACATCAAGGACGACCAGTCGAGCATCGCCGCGGACGGCGAGAGCTCCGCGGAGTACACGGGATACGTGGACACGGGCTGCTACGCGCTGAACGCGTTGCTCTCCGGCTCCGTTCACGGTGGCATCCCGAACAACAAGGTCGTCGCGTTCGCGGGCGAGAGCGCCGTGGGTAAGACATTCTTCATCATGGGAATCGTGAAGCACTTTCTCGACGCGAACACCACGGCCGGCGTGGTCTACTACGACACCGAGGCCGCGGTCACCAAGGACATGATGGAGGCACGCGGCATCGACACCAATCGCGTCATCATCTCGGAGCCCCTCAGCATCCAACAGTTCCGGACCCACGCTCTCCAGGTGCTCGAGGAGTACATGAAGTCGGATGAGAAGGACCGTCCGCCGCTCATGATGGCGCTGGATTCGCTCGGCGCCCTGTCCACCGATAAGGAGATCAAGGACACCGCGGAGGGCAAGGACACGCGCGACATGACGCGTGCGCAGCTCATTCGCGCGACGATGCGCGTCCTCAGGCTCAAGCTGGCAAAGGCCAAGGTGCCGATGCTGGTCACCAACCACGTCTACGCGGCGGTGGGCGCCTACGTTCCCACCAGCGTGATGTCGGGCGGCGGCGGCCTTCGGTACGCCTCGGACGACATCATCATGCTCTCCAAGTCGAAGGACAAGGAGGGCACCCAGGTCGTGGGCGGCATCATAAGGGCCAAGACCTACAAGTCCCGCAACGCGCGAGAGAACCAGGAGGTCCAGGTCAAGCTGTCGTACGCGACGGGACTCGACCGGTACTACGGGCTGCTGGCCATCGCCGAGCGGGCTGGGGTGCTTCGCAAGGACGGCGTGAAGC